TGCATCTATTCCATTTAATGGAAAAATATATCCAACGGGATTGGTAAGAATATACTCAACCCCATACTATGAAACAGTTAATGGAATAACTAGACTTCAGAATGGAGCCGTTGTTGACCATGGTCGCGGTCAGTTTGGAACAAAGATAACAGATCACTATGCTGGAATAAATACTTATTGGACTGACAACACTAATGTCCGTGGTGTTGACATGAAAACTCAATACTTATTTACAACTACGCTAGATGAGAACATAAGTTTGCCAGCAACAACAACTGGTGCAGCAGGAGTTAACAATACAGTTGCAGGCCAGTCAACAAGAAATAGCATAATTAAAAACTTTATGGCAACAAGTGACTTAACAGATACAGACATTAATGGTTTGTTATCAACACAAACTGGAACAATCCAGTCATCTGCTTTGGTCTTTAACGGACCGTCATTTAAAACTACAGAAACACCATTAAACTTTGTTTCATATGTTTATAAAAATCTAGATAATGCTTACAAGCACTTTGGAACAAGAATGCGTATTGTGGGTAAAATTGAAAACAATATTGCATCAACACAAACAGCGCTTGGCAGTATTCCTTACTATCAGGTTAGTGGAAGCCAACCAGACCAGAACGTAAACATTGGTGGAGGCTCTGGAGGTCTTGCGGTTTTGTTAAATCCAGAAACAAACAATGGATATTATTTTGAAATAATTGCTTTAACTGAAGACAACATTACTCCTTATTTAAAATTAAATAAAGAGAATCAGGCAGAGGTATCAATTAACAATGTTGTGTTTTATAAAATTAAAAAAGATTCTAGCAACACCAATGCAATCCCAGTTAAACTTTGGGGAGGCTTGGCAAAAATACTTGTAGATGATGGTAAATTTTCTGGACAACAAAGAATGGCCTCTGAAGAAAACTCAACGGTTTATGATTTATCAGTAGAGTATCAAGAAATTGGAAAAACTAGAAGGTTCTATTTATACATAAATAATCAACTAATTAAGATAGTAGATGACAGCGATCCTCTTCCAGTCTATAACAATATGGCTTTATTTGTTCGTGGATCTTCTAAGTGTATGTTTGAAAACATTTATGCCCTATCACAAAACTATAGTCAAAACACATCTTTTGTTGTAGGAGAAACATTATCAAAGCAGTTTGGTGACTCCCAGGTTGATGTTAATGAGTCTTTTAGAAAATATGCAATGAGCGGCGTTGTCCAGTCAACATACCTATCTGGTATAAGTTCTCAGCAGCCACCAAACTACAACATGTATTTTGAAGAGTTTGGTTCTATTATGCGTGAGTGTGCATATTTTGATATTAAGTATGATCGTGCATACCCAGCACTTTATGCACAACTGTCTCCAACGTTTAGCAACACAAAAGGATATACAACTTCTGGATTTTATGCAGACTCCTACGGTGCTGAGTTCTTAATCTTTAACTCAACTGACAAGGCTTTAAATCTAGATGAAACAACTGGAAACTTTTTAAGAATTCAAGGTGTTACTTTTACTCAAGATACAACTCATGAATTAACAGTAGATGAGTTCTTTAAAAAACGTGGGAACCTATCTGACCCAGAGTTGGTTGGTAGCACACTTACCTATTCTCCATTAGTTGAAAAATCAAGGTACGATGAAATCAAACTAAGTAGATTAACATATGGAAAAAATGAATTTAGTATTGATAGTCCATATATACAAACACAAGATGATGCAGAAGCCATGTTGGGCTGGATTATAAATAAAGTTATGGTTCCAAAAAAATCTATTGGTATTAATTTATTTAGCATACCAACCTTGCAACTCGGAGACATAGTCACAGTAGACTACAAGGATTCATCAGGACTTGATTTAATTACATCTAGTCTTTCAAGGTTTGTTATTTATAATATAGAATACTCTAGGTCTGTTTCTGGACCAAGCATGACAGTTTATTTGAGTGAGGTATAAATGAAAACTTATATAAACAGAAATACGGGAGTGGAGAATGAGTAACATGGTTGGAGGTAAAGTGTTAACTTGGGATGAAAAGGTTCAGGCCTTAAAGTACAACGACTCATTTAATGAATTTGGCTCTGGAGGTGGTCGTGCTACTGTTCCAGCATCAGAACGGGCAAAATATGATCAAAATAAAAAAAACCTTTATGCTTCAATGTTGGTTACGGATCCTTATTTTAATAGTGGAAATGCCCTAAGTGATTATACATCAGGCAGACCAGTTGTTAGTCCAAACGGCTATTCTGTTGACAGCAATCGAATTAATCCATCAACTCCAAACGCTACTCCATCAACTCCAAACACATCTGCTATAGCAAGAACTTTAGCAGCAAATCCAGTAAAAACAGCACCAATAGATACAGTTTTATTTAATGATGATTCTATGTCTATTGAAATTATGGCTGATTTAATTTTTGAGGATATCGGTGGGCACGAATTAATAAATATTGCTAGAAACGACATTATTAATGGACAGCAAATATCTTATACCCCAATTAAGAACCTGGGTTTAATTCAGCAAAAGTATAACCCAAACAATATTCTTGGATTACAGGCTACCTCTGAAAAGTACTTTGCTAACTTTCCTATAAAGTTTGAAGAGAAAGTGCCTATTGAGGGCAATGGCCCCAATGGTTCAAATGTTTATTTTGAGGCTGCAACTGGAGATCTAATCATTGAGGGAGTTAATTTAAACAAGGATGAACTTTTTGAAGTTGAAGTGTCGTTAAATGGTACAATATATGAAGCAGACTTTGGAGCAACTACGTCATGATTACTAATAAAGGTAAGAGCATTATTGGAAAATATATGCTTGGTCAAGCACCAGCCTATGCCTCATACTTAGCCGTTGGCTGCGGCCCAACCCCGCTTCAAACAGAAGATGTTGCCGATAACTTTGCAACAAAAGAAAACCTTGACTTTGAGATGTTTAGAGTTCCAATTTCTTCAAGAGGCTTTGTAAATGAAAACGGTATTGATAAAATTGTACTTACCGCAGAACTACCTACAGAAGAAAGATATGAAATAACAGAGGTAGGGTTATACTCAGCAGGATCTAACCCATCTGCTGGAGCACAAGATAGTAAGACAGTCTTTGCATTTACCCAGGGAGAAAACTGGGAATACCATACGGCCAGTTCTTCAATAGCAATTCCAGTAATTTCTGTACCACTAGATGCTAACGATGACGATATAATAAACGCAACAGGAACAGCAAATGGTGTATTCCAGACTAATGCGGATAACTCTATCTTTTATAATACAGACCGTGTAGACAGATACGAGAGACCAAGATTTTTAAACAATACAATTTTAATGCAAGGAGATGACTCAGACTTAAGCATAGGTGGCGGGGGCTCTGGAGGAGTTGATCACTTTGTTGTTGATTCTGGAAATCATATACACCTTACTTCTCCAAATGTTGACTTTTCACAAAACTCTCCTTTAGATGAGTTAAGGTTTGCATTTTCTTTAATAAACAGGGATGGCACATCAGCAGCGAATCCAGATACAGTAAGAATCCTAATTGACTTTGCAGCAACTGACAGCAACAATCCATCAACATATGCTAGGTTTGAAATTAATATTGAAGATGGCGTTGATGGATATGACTTTGCAACAAACAGATACTTTGTTGTTTCAAAGCAGTTACAAGAATTATACAAGAGTCAAAACTTTACTTGGAATGCAGTTACTGTTGTAAAAATATATGTTTCTATTTTTGATAGTGGAAGTGGTATTTATTTCCCAACATCAGATTATTACATTGCTTTAGATGCGTTAAGACTTGAAAATGTAGCAACCGTTAATCCACTATATGGTTTAACAGGATACTCTGTCATTAAGAATGACAATGCAACAGCAATCATTAAATCTCCTAATACAAATAACTATGTTGAATTTAGATTTTCTATTGGGGTGACCTAATGGTTGATGCAAACATAAAGAAATTTCGTATTTTAAAATCATCCCTTCCGCCAATTGATCACGATACGTTAAAGTATAATTTAAGATATAGAATTGTTTCTGATGATAGAAACAGAACTTCTCATTGGTCTCCAATTTATAACATTTCTGGAGAGTCAATAACTTCAGTCAGCGGTGCAGTATCTAAGGCAGGAAACATTGTTACAGCCGTATGGGGAGACACAAATAATTTTCCAGAATACGACGTTTTTGTTAAATTTGATTCAGGCGAATTTTTTTATCACGGGACATCAAAAGTACACTCATATTCATTTTTAAAAACTGGTACTACAACAGTTAGAGTAAAGGTTCAAATAGTTTCATCAAAAAAAGAAATCAAGGCAGCACTAAATATCTTTGACTCTGGTTCAGTGTCTTTGGTATAATTAAATAGGAGGAATAACATGGCAAAAATACCATTACCCGAAAGAGGGCAACCGCTTGATGTAACATACATCTATCAGGTAGTCGATGCTTTAAACAGTCTATCAACACAGGTTTCTGATGCAACCTATAATTATACTGACATTGATGTAGTTGGAGCAGAGAAGCAGAGTTTAAAAACTTCTAACACAAAGTTTATTGGAAGGTTTAAATCAATTGCAAATAACGAAACCGTAACTGCTGGACAAGAAAAATCTTATTCTATTGATTATTCTAACTTTAAGTATCCGCCAATTATAACTTTGTCAGTTGTAAATACTAGCGGAACAACTGCTGGATCTAACACTACGGTAGTTTTAACATCCGTAACAACTACACAGGCTGGATTTACAGTAAGGTATGGAGTTTCTGGAACTGCAACCATTGGCGTAAATCTTATTGCTATTGGTGTTCCAAATTAGTATGGCTTGTGACAGATGTGAAGGAAAAATGTTTGTTGATAGAATACATTCAAACATCGACCACCTAGAAACATATTGTGTTAAGTGTGGAAATAGAAAATTTTATCACCCACCTAGCGAGTCTGCGGAGGGAAAATGGTTACTGCAAAAGGAAAAATTCAGAGCGAAGCATATAATAGCGAACCTATAATTCCTGGTGGTAAAAAAATATGGTTTCTTAATGGAGACTTGGTAAGACTTCATCATAGTTCTAGATCAACAGGAATGGTAACAGTTTATAATATTAACAAAGATAGACTAGAAACATGCCTGCGTTCTGACTTTAGAAGAAATAGAAAAAAGGCTTATACTGTTGCAGAGACTGCTAAGTTAGTTAATCGTCATAGAAAGTATATGCCAAGATTAATAAAACGAGGAGTCATTCCTGCACCAGTTGGATCAAGCATTGATGGTAAGACTGGTTGGCAAATTAGATCTTATTATTCAGAAGACCACGTTAGAGAGATTTGTTCTATACTAGCAACAATACATATTGGGCAACCAAGAAAAGATAAATTAATAACAAATAATATGACTCCTACAAGTCAAGAGTTGACAAGGAGAATGGGAGAAGGTATACTTACATATACAAAGACAGAAGATGGACGGTATATTCCAGTTTGGTCAGAAAATATCTAATCGGCTAGAGTGTGCTACAATTGTAAAAACAAACAAATTAGGTGGGGTAAAATGGAAAACGAAAACACAAAAATCAATGTAACACTAGGCTATACTTTAAATCTTGGCAACTTCCAGTCATTAAGACTTGACCTTGGCATTGTTGATTCAAAGCGTGAGGGCGAGAATGTTGATGAAGCCTTTGAGCGTATTTATAAATTTGTTGAAGACAAACTAACTGATAAGATTCAAGAAGCAAAGTCTGAAATTAACGAATAGCAATGGCTGATCGCAAAGACCGAATGGCTTTGCTTAGTAGGTTTAATAAGTTTTACCTGCAGAAGTACGGTCAGAAGTCTAACATGAATCTAAACGTTGAGCAGTGGGCTGCTGACGGCCTTGTAGAGTCATACGGAGTTGCTCAGTGTTATGACTTGTTAGAGTATTACTTTTCTATTGCACAAGAACCTTCTTGGAATTATTTTTCATACAATGCAGAAAAAATATTAAACGGTAAAGCAGAAACAGAACAAGATATTAAAGATCGAATGGTTCGTAGAAAATTAGCAAAGGAGTGGTTGAGTGAATAATACAGAGGCAAAAGTTATTTCTGCATTATTACAAGACAAGCAGATTCACGTTCTGCTGCAGGCAAATGTTGAAAACCTTTTAAGAACCCACAACGATGTCTGGAACTTTATTCGTCTTTATTCAGAAAACAACCAATGCATTCCACCAGCAGATTTAGTAAGAGAGAAGTTTAGAGATTTCGAACCAGTTGCTGGAGTTGGAGCAACCAAACATCATCTAGCAGAGTTACAGGTAGAATATCTTAACGATAGCCTAAAAGATATTTTACGTAATGCTGCAGGCGAAGTTCAAAGCGGTAATGGTGGAGAAGCACTTGAGCACCTTATAACAAAGACTTCTGAATTAAAAAAGAATACATCTGCTATCCGCGACATTGATGCAACAGATCTTGACTCTGCGGTTATATATTTTGAAAATGTACAGAAGCAAAAAGAACTTGGACATGTTGGAATTAAGACTGGTCTTCCAGGGTTTGATAATTATTTACCTTCTGGAATTATGCCAGGGCAGTTAGGTGTATTCCTTGCATATCCAGGAATTGGAAAGTCTTGGCTTGCTCTTTACTTTGCAGTGCAGGCATGGAAGCAAGGCAAGTCTCCAATGATTATCTCACTTGAAATGAGCGAGACAGAAGTTCGTAATCGTGTTCTTGCTATTATGGGTGAAGGTCTTTGGTCACACAGGAAACTATCTAATGGCGAAGTAGAAATTGATATGCTAAAGAAATGGCATCACAACAAAGTTGAAGGTCGTCCAGAGTTTCATATTATTTCTAATGATAGCGGTGGAGAGGTAACACCTTCTGTTATTCGTGGAAAGATTGATCAGTACCGTCCAGACTTTGTAGTTGTTGACTATTTACAACTTATGTCTCCAAACCAAAAGGCTGATTCTGAAACGGTACGAATGAAAAACCTTTCAAGAGAACTTAAACTAATGTCCATTAGCGAAGAAGTACCTATCATCGCTATATCCTCTGCTACCCCCGATGATGTAAAAGATCTATCAAGTCCTCCAACACTTGGACAAACTGCTTGGTCAAGACAGATTGCTTACGATGCTGACTGGGTTATGGCACTAGGTCGTGCAACCAATAGTGATATTATTGAATGT